ACTAGCGTCAGCATGCGGGAGTTTCGTGCCAGCCTGACGGCCTACCCGGTGTGGCAGTACAAGCTCACCTACGAGGTTTTGCGGGCTCGCAGCGCGCTGCCTGAGATGCAGCAGCTAGCCGGGTTCTTCTTGCAGCGCAGCGGCTCGTTTGACACATGGCTATACACCGACCCAGACGACAACACGGTGGCCCTCCAAGGGTTCGGAGTTGGTGATGGCACCACCACGCAGTTCCAGCTGGTGCGCTCGTTCGGTGGGTTCACCGAGCCAATCTACGACATCAACGGCACCCCGAGCATCTACAAGGCTGGCGTTCTGCAAGGCTCCGGCTACTCCATCAACGCTACGGGTCTCGTGACGTTCACGGTCGCCCCGACCGGGGGTCAAGCGTTGACCTGGACCGGCTCGTACTACTTCCGGTGCAGGTTCCTCAAGGATCAGCTGGAGTTCAACCAGTTCATGAAGCAGTTCTGGGAACTGCGCACCATGGAGTTCAAGACCGTCAAGCCATGAAAACCGCAACGGCACCCCTCATCACGCTGCTCAACAGCAACCTTCAGCTGGCCTATGCAGACCTATTCACCTTCACGTTCCTGGACGGTACATCGTTGCGGTACACCAGTGCCGACAAGCCCGTGCCGTGGGGCGGCAACACCTTCACAGTCGGTCCTTTGATCAAGCGTGGCCGCGTCAAGCTTCAGGTGGGTATCTCTGTGGACACGTTGGACATTCAGCTGTCCGCAGGACCCGGCATTCAGGTCAACAGCAAGCCTCTGATGGCCTTCATAGCTGCTGGTGGCATGGACGGTGCCCGCGTGCGCCTTGAGCGCGCCTTCATGCCTGACTGGCAGTCTCCTGTCACGGGGGTGCTCCAGCAGTTCTCGGGCCGTATCAACGACGTCAGCATCGGCCGCTTCGAGGTGGCTCTGTCGGTGCAGAGCGACCTGGAACTGCTGAACACCAAGGTCCCTCGCAACCTGTATCAGCCGGGTTGCGTGAACACCGTGTACGATGGGGCCTGCGGCAAGAACCGCACTGCACTCACGGTGACCAACGCGGTGACGGCATCCCCTACACCCACGAAGAGCGTGTTTGATAGCACGCTCACGCAAGCGACTGGCTACTTCGATCTAGGAGTGGTGGCGTTCACTTCGGGCGCGAATGCCAGCATTAGTCGGACCATCAAGTCGTTCGTGTCTGGTGGCCTAATCACCACCATCGCTCCGTTCCCGTTCGCCCCTGCTGCTGGGGACACGTTCACCGTGTACCCCGGTTGCGACAAGACGATGGCTACGTGCAACAGCAGGTTCAGCAACCTGCCTCGGTTCCGGGGGTTCCCGTTCATTCCGGTGCCTGAGACGGTGACATGACCCCCGTCGACCGACAACGTGTGGTATCCGAAGCTTGGACTTGGCTGAAGACCCCCTACCACAGCGGTGCTCGGATCAAGGGGGTCGGCGTTGACTGCGGCCAGATCCTGCTGGGTGTCTTTGAAGCAGTGGGTCTGGTGCCTCACACCGACACCGGCTACTACCCTCCGGACTGGCACCTGCACCGCAGTGAAGAGCAGTACATCGGGTGGCTCGACAGGTTCTGCGTCCGCTTGCCGCGTTCGGTGCCACCCCTACACGGTGACATAGCGCTCTTCCGGTATGGGCGCTGCTACAGCCACGGTGCCATACTTGTCGAGGACAACCTCCTCATACACGCGTACGTCAACCTGGGCGTGATCGCTTCGCGGTACACCGAAGCCCCCCTTGAAGGACGCGAATACATGCACTGGACACTACGATGAGCGGCTCTACCATCTCGACCTCCGAGACCAAGCTCGAGGCACTTCACTTCCAATCGTCGGCTTATGGTGGCACCCTGCCTGTCGTCTACGGGGTGACCCGCATCGCAGGCAACCTGATCTGGTACAACGGGTTCAAGTCGATCGCGCGCACTGAGACGCAAAGCTCCGGCAAAGGTGGTGGTGTCAAGACCCAGAACACCACGTTCACGTACACCGCCAACATGATCATGGCGCTGTGCGAAGGCAGCATCTCTGGCGTGGCTCAGTCCTGGCGTGGCAAGAACGTCTACCAGGGTGGCCCCAGCCCCACGCAGATCAACACGACTACCCAGACGTTCGTGTACCCTGGTGGCGGTGGCAGTGTGACGGTGACGAACTCCGCCACGTACTCTGCCAACCTGGGTGTCTACTCGCCCGGTGGTGGTGGTGACGACGGCGCGAACGACTACTATCTGGCCGAGGGATCACAGTTCACTCACGTGGGTGGCGTCTACACCTTCCCTGACAACCCCACCCTCACAGGGCGGACCCTCACCATAGCGTATCAATACCTCAGCGGGGGAGCTACGCAAAGCTCCTTGCAACAGCTTGGCCTGTCGCTGGCTCAGGGCAACGTAGGCCAGTCGGTTTGGACGTACCTGGGGAGCACCTACCCAGCGCAGGCAGTGGCGTACAGCGGGGTGGCCTACGTGTACGCGCAAGCCTACTCGCTAGGCAGCGACGCATCGGTCGAGAACCACAACTTCGAGGTTCAGGCGCAGTTCGCCTATCACCTGGGCAGCACCGTTCCTGACGTAGATGCGTCGATGGTGGGCTACGACATGCTGACGAACCAACGGTACGGGGTCAACTTCCCGGCAGTGCGTTCCGACTCCAATGGTGATTGGTCAGCATACTGCCGTGCTGCTGGCCTACTGATGTCCCCAGCGTTCACCGAGCAGATGGAAGCGGCCGAACTGCTGAAGACGCTGGCGCAGCTGACCAACACGGGCATCGTGTGGTCTGAAGGGCTGCTGAAGTTCATACCCTACGGCGACACCACGTTGACTGGGAACGGTGCCGCGTACACCCCGAACCTGACACCCATCTACGACCTAGATGATGCGGTGTACCTGGACAAAGAGAACCCCGTCAAGCTCATGCGCAAGCCTCAGGTGGACGCGTACAACCACGTGTCCATAGAGTTCTTGAACCGGGCGAACGGATACAACGTCGAGATCGCTGAGGCCAAAGACCAAGCGAACATAGACACGTACGGACTCCGTAGTGCAGACGTAATCCGTGCGCATTGGATCTGTGATGCAGCGGTGGCTCGACTGGTGTGTCAGCTGCTGCTTCAGCGATCACTGTACATTCGCAATACCTACGAGTTCAAGCTCCCGTGGAACTACGCGCTGCTGGAGCCAATGGACCTGGTCACGGTGTCGGACGATAACCTTCAGCTGGTCAAGGTGCCCGTGCGCATCACCAGTGTGACCGAGGCTGAAGATGGTGAGCTCTCCTTCACCGCCGAGGACTTCCCGCTGGGTGTAGCGAACGCGAGCCTGTACGGCAGTCAGTCCGGCTCGGGCTTCCAGCACAACTACAACGTGTCACCGGGCAGCATCAGCACCCCTGTGATCTTTGAGGCACCTGCACAGCAGACGGAGAATGGGCTGGAGATCCTGGTGGCCGCTCGTGGCGCTGGCGCGAATTGGGGTGGCTGCAACGTGTGGGTGAGCCTGGATGGCTCGAGCTACCGTCTGATTGGCACCATCACCGGGGGCAGCAGGTACGGTGCGCTGACGGCCGCTATCTCAGGAGGCAACCTGCCTGTGTCCGTCATCGGTGGCCAGCTGCTCAGCGGGTCCGTAGGTGACGCCAACGCACTGACCACGTTGTGCTACATCGGTGGCGCGAACAAGGAGTTCCTGGCATACACCACGGCGACGCTCACGGGTGCGAATGCGTACACCCTCAGCGGCCTGATACGCGGTGCCTACAACTCGTCTTCCGCCAGCGCCCACGGCACCGGGGACTCATTCGTTCGCATTAACGAAGCGGTCGCTCGCAGTGGCATGCTCGACCTGTCGTACATCGGCAAGACTATCTACTTCAAGTTCACGTCGTTCAACGTGTTCGGTGGCGGCGAGGAGTCGCTGGCCAGCGTGACAGCGTACACCTATGTTCCGACCGGATGGGCGGCTCAGCTGCTCCCAGGCATCGGCGGCAAGGGTGTGTCTCTGGTGGCCGACTACACGGTCTTCGACATCGATGAGAACGGGGTGTCTACCCCTGCGACCATCACGCTGACTGCTCTGCTGAAGGGCACGCTTGCAGGCAACACGGTGTGGACCATCTCGAACGGCACCGCTACCCTGGTCGGTACTGGCAACAGCCGCACCATCGCTGCGTCAAGCCTGACAACCCCATCGGTCACGGTCACGGTCAGCGTCACCGACCCGGTGGCCACGTACACTGACTACATCACGCTGTCCAAGACCGGTGACGGTGCGGCCTTCTACGCACTGGTCATCACCGTGTACGCGCAAGCGGCCACGCAGCCTACTGCGCCAGTCGGGGGCAGCTACACGTTCACCGGCGATGTGTTCGTCGCTCCTGCTGGCACTAGCCGGTCAATGCCCACGAGCACTACGACGCCGTCCTGGGCTAGCGTGAACCTGTTCGAGACCACGACCCCGTGGATTCCAGTCTCAGGCCCAACGAGCACAGATCCGTCGTTGACTGGTGTGCTGCTGCTGTCACACTTCGATGGGCCGAACGCGTCTACGGTATTCACCGACGTAGGCGGCTCCCCTGCACGCACGCTGACTGCGGTCAGTGGCGCAAAGGTGTCCACCGCTCAATCGCAGTGGGGTGGTTCTTCG